CAGGTCTTGTTGTAGGTGAGCCTAAGTTGCTTGATACAGAAGACACTGCATACGTCATGCATTTAGCTACACTTATGGGTGCTTTTTTAGAACTTGCACAACACGATGACATGCTGTATAATATGGTAGAAGAACACAGAAACGAACTGATAGGTATGCACGATGAAGAAGAAGAGTATGGCCCTATGTACGAAACAGTAGAAGGTACAGATGGTAAGGTTTTAAAACTTACTAGGTTCACAAAAACACAAGGAAACGCATAATGAGTTTACTAACTATGGCAGATCAAACTATTAACGTAGAGGATATAGTAAATGCTGACACTACGTTTGACTACGATATGATCAACAGCCCACCACATTATAACACTACTATGGAATGCATAGACGCAATGGAAGCTATGAGCGAGGGATGTGATGTATCTCCCCACAGAGCCTACTGTTGGCAGTCTTGCTTCAAATATCTTTGGCGGTGGCCTTACAAAAATGGGGTTGAAGATTTGCGAAAATGTCGTTGGTATTTAGATCGGCTAATAAAGGATTTAGAGGATGATTAGTAAAGTGAACGGTATAAATAAAAAGTTTAGCGTTACATTTTTATTAGAAGTAGATGAGGCGTGTAATGTATTATCTACTGTACAGGATGCACATGAAGAGGACGTACATGATCTGATACGAAATACTTTTCACGACATAGATGATGTGAAGATAGATAACTTAAACATTAAGGAGAGGACATGATCAACGCAAGCGACATAGAAGCGTTTGAATACTACAACAGCGTGGACAATGGTGAAGTATTGCCTACTGACTACCAGACTTTTATACATCAGTCTAGGTATTCCAAGTGGATGCCAGAAGAAAAGAAAAGAGAGAATTGGAGCGAGACAGTACAACGCTACATGGATAATATAGTTGATGGCAAAGTATCACCAGAAGAACAGCTACAAATAGAGGATGCTATTATCAATCTAGAAGTAATGCCATCCATGAGAGCCATGATGACTGCAGGGCCAGCAGCAGACCGGGATAACACATGTATATATAACTGTAGCTATCTAGCCGTAGATGACCCTAAAGCCTTCGATGAGGCTATGTTCATCCTTCTCTGTGGTACTGGCGTTGGCTTCAGTGTTGAGAGGCAGTACATTAATAAGCTCCCTGAAGTCCCTACTCTCTTCCAGAGCGATACCACTATCGTTGTAAGGGACAGTAAGGAGGGATGGGCTAAGGCGTTTAGACAAGTGTTGGCACTCCTATGGGCTGGTGAGATTCCTCAGTGGGATACCTC